AGTCTTAATGGAGTAACACAAGCTCCAGGAGATGCTTATACTATAAGTGGTAGTACAATAACATTTAGCGAAGCACTGACAAGTAGTGATGTTATTAATTACATCTTAGTCATGGGTAACAATCTAGACACAGGTACACCTTCTGCTGGATCAGTCCAAGCAGCACAGTTATCTAATACGTTGTTTAGAGACCCATTAAGAATTAACGATGATAGTATTGACACTGATATAACTATAGCTAGTACAGAAAGAGCTATGGTAGCTGGAGATATCTCCGTTGCTAATGGTGTAACACTAACAGTAAATGGAGTTTTAACAGTAGTATGAGTAAAATATTCGTAGACACAATAGAACCTAAAACTAGTGATGGTGTAATCAATGCCAAAGGTATGATTATACAAGTAGTATCTCATAGAAATTCTGGAGTTAATAGTACTACTTCATCTACTTTTGTTGCTACAGATTCAGCAGTAACAATTACACCAACTTCAACAAACAGTAAAATACTTATTCAGACAAATGCACCATTATATGGAAATAATAATAATACCCATACTTATACAACAATCTATAGAGATAATGTAAATTTAGCTGGTGGAACAACAGAGCTTCAATTATTTGCTACAGGGTCTGATGCTATGGGAAGATGGAGTAATGGTTCAATGCAGTTTTTAGATTCTCCTAATACAACGTCAGCAGTTACATATACAGTTTATTTTAGAAACTCTACTAGTGGTACATCTCATTATGATGCAAATGGTGGAATGGCAATTATTACAGCTATGGAAATAGGGGGTTAGTATGAGTGGAATAATAGAAACAACTAATATACAAACTGAAAATATAAAGCATACTAACGGAACAACTGCTGCAACTGTCGGTAGTAGTGGTGAGTTAACTGTTAATGGTGCTTTCACATCTCAGGGTATAGATGATAATGCGAATGCTACTGCTGTAACTATAGATAGTTCAGAGAATGTTTTATTTTCTACCACAGGAACACCAGACTCAGTTGTTGGTTCAAGTGGGGTGGGCATGGCTTATGAAGCTAATGGTTTTTTAGGCATTGCGAGGGAAGGAACTCCTCTAATTATTAATAGAAGAAGCTCAAATGGTGAAATTATAAGTTTTAAAAAAGATGGCAGTGTTGTAGGAGCTTTAGGTACTTCTAGTGATACATTTGGTATTCATGGTTCAGGAAGTGGAAATAATGCATCTGGATTTCTTTTTGTGCAAAGTTCTGGAACGCAACGTATTATTCCTTGTCAAGAAAACTTTACATCTAATGATAATGTGGTTGATTTAGGTCATACTTCAAATAGATTTGATGACATATACGCAACTAATGGCACAATCCAAACATCAGACCAACAAGAAAAAAATACCATAGAGGATAGTGATTTAGGTTTAGACTTTGTAAAAAGATTGTCACCTAAGTCTTACATCTTTAATGGAAAGACAAGAACACACTATGGTTTAATTGCACAAGATGTAGAGACTGTACTTGGAGATATAAACAAACCTACAAGTGAATTTGCTGGGTTTATCAAAGATGACATATCAGAAGAACAAGATGGTTCTCAGTATAGGTATGGCTTGAGATACACAGAATTTGTTGCACCATTAATTAAAGCAATAAAAGAACAGCAAACAATCATTGAAGATTTACAAGCTAGAATTACAGCACTGGAGAATGCAGAATGACAAGTATAATTAAAGTAAATAATATACAGAATAGCTCTGGTACTGCTGCTGTTTCTATCGATGGAAGTAGTAATGTTACATTTCCTCAGAATGCTACTATAACTGGTAATACAACTTTTAATGGTACTGTTACTGGAAGTAGTATGGATTTATTATTATCACATGAAAATAATAGTAGTTCACCTGACCCTTCCCCAGCTTACTATGATATTTCATCTACTTACATAAATTCAACATATGATAATTATTATCTAGTGGGTTACTTTGAAGGCAATGCTGACACTAGATATTTGCAATGTCAAGTTTTTGTTGGTGGCACACTTCAAACTGGCAGTTCTTATTATGGAGAAAATAGAAAATCTATGGATTATACTAATGTTCAAGCTAATAATAATCAATCTGCAGAATTATTTACAGCTCAAAATGAAGGTATGGGTGGAGAAGATGGAGAAGGTTGTCATGTAAGTATGGTATTTCAAAATGCAAATTATACTCAAGCTCCTTTTTCTGTAAATGGAATTTCTACTTATCACAATGTTAATGCTGCTCATCAATCAAGTGTTTTTAGTGGGTCTGTTAAAGTCTCTAAAAGAGCTGAGGTTGTTAATGGCATAAGATTAAAAATGCACAGTGGCGACTTAACTAATTTTAAATTTAGATTTTATGGGTTAAAAGATTAATATGGCAAATAAAAATAAACTAGTAGATGGTGTAGTAGTTCCCCTAACCGATGAAGAACAAGCAGAGTATGATGCTAATAATACTGCATGGAATAATGATGCACCTAATAGAAGAATGACAGAGCTAAGAAGACAAAGAAATGTATTATTGGCTGAAACAGATTACATGGCACTATCAGATGTAACTATGTCTGATGCTTGGACAACATACAGACAAGCTCTAAGAGATATTACAACACAAACACCTAGTGATGATGCCTTGAGTAATATTACATTTCCAACTAAACCTACGGAGTAGAGCATGGCACTTACAAAATTAAACTTTGGTGGTAATCAACAAGCACTTGTAGCTTCCGATATTCCTGTCCTTACAAACACACAGTTACCTACTATTAATTCTAGTAAAATGCCTACTGGTAGTGTGTTGCAAGTCATAAGTGATACTCCAACTAGTTCTTTTTCTACTACATCTAATAATTTTAACTTTATCATATCTAAAGCAATAACACCATCATCAACTAGTAGTAAAATATTAATAATGGCAGTTATTCATGGTTCTGCTCAATCAAATAATGTAGAAATGCAACTAGCTATACATAGAGGTGGTACTGCTTTAACTGGTAGATTTAATAACTACGCTGCTTCGGCTGGTTGGATAGCACAAGCGATACCTTGTATTGAAGTAGATAGTCCTGCAACAACAAGTGAAGTTACTTATAGTATTAGAGGCAGGGTCGGAGCTGGTTCAGGAACAATATCATCAAATAATCCTTGCACAATTACACTTATGGAGATTGCTGGGTAATGAAACAAAAAATGGAGATGACACCTGAGCTTAAAGTTCAGATGGATCTACTGGCACATGAAAAAGAATGTGCTATTAGATATGAAGCAGTAAATGAACGATTAAGAAACTTAGATAAGCGTATGTGGAGACTAGAGGCTATGTCTATGGCAAGCACATTCGGTGTTATTGCATTAGTCGTAGCAATAGTAATGAAGTAATGGAATTAGTTTTTGCACTTATAACTTATCTAGGAGCAGTTAGGATCGATCAATCTTACTTTAAAAACATAAATGATTGTTTATATTTTGCAAAACGAATTAATAGTAACGTAACAATACAGCAAAGTACACCGAGGAAATACACAGCTGTTTGTGAACCAAGGAAGGTAAATAATAAAACAAAGGTGTACTAATGGTAGATCCAGTAACAATAACAGCCGCTTTAGGAGTGGCTAACTCAGCATTTAATGCAATTAAACAAGGGTTCTCTGTAGGTAGAGATATAGAACAAATGTCAGGTGATATTGGCAGATGGATGGGAGCAGTAAGTGATGTTGATAATGCTGAAAAACAAGCTAAAAACCCACCTTTGTTTGGTAAACTTTTTAAAGCAGGTTCTATTGAAGAAGCAGCATTGTCTGCTTATGCAGCCAAGAAGAAGCTTGAGGAACAAAGGTATGAACTCAAGATTTTTTTAAATATGACCTATGGACCTCAAGCATATGATGATCTTTTAAAAATGGAAGGTCAAATAAGAAAACAAAGGCAAGAAACTGTTTATAAGCGTCAACAGCTTAGACGACAAATAGGTGAAGCAATAGCGTGGATTACGGTTGTAGTTATTATAGGTGGCTTTGCAATCTTAGTAGCTAGTATTTGGTCTAAGAAAGCTAGAGCTTATGAGTATAAATCAAAGTCATATACTAAACAACAGCTATTAAATCAAGGTATTGTTGATAAAAAGAAGTATACAACTTGTAGATTGAAGAAAAGAGTTACATCAAGGTATACAGATAAAAGAGCCTGTATCTATCAAGGTGGCAATAAAACATTTACAATGATGATTGAAACTTGGTGTCCAAAGAAATATAAGTGTGTATATAATCCCAATGGTGAAGAACCTGATATAGATAAAGTCATGGAAAGTTTAAGAAGCATAGGTAAAAAATGATATGTGTATATGAATCTAAAGATTATAAAATTGAATTATTAGATCGAAAAGGTAAAGTATATTATAAAAATAAATTAGGTTTTATAGGGGATACTCGTATTGCGATATCTATGTTTTTAAGACATAGTACTGATACTGATATTAATTTAAAATTAAAAAGGAGGATACGTAAAGGAGCATGAAATGGTTAAAGAAAAATTGTTACAAATTAAGTTTATTAAGTATATTTATAATGTCATTAAGTTCATGTGGCATGGGTGTTGTAAAAAATGCGAATGTACCTGTAAGTAGTCATTGTCATTTGGAGCATATATAATGTCTTGGTTAATAAAATTATTTAATAGATATACATCATGTAAGTCAAATCCTTATTATGACTTAGCAAAACATAGAGTACATACAACTAAATATCACGACTTATGTATGTAAGGAGGACAAATGTTAACAGCACTTATTGGTCCTGTATCTAATCTTCTAGGAAAATTTATAGAAGATAAAGATATGAAGAATAAACTTGCTCATGAAGTAGCCACAATGGCTGAAAATCATGCTCAAGAGTTAGCCAAAGGACAGCTAGCAATTAATCAAACAGAAGCTAAACATAAAAGCATATTTGTAGCTGGGTGGAGACCTTTTATTGGGTGGACATGCGGTGTTGCTTTGTGTTGGCACTTCGTACTTGCACCTGTAACTATATTTATATGTGCATACTTATCAGTAACAATACCTGAGTTACCTACATTTGATATGGGTAGTCTTATGACTGTTCTCATGGGCATGTTAGGCTTAGGTGGTCTTAGAAGTTTTGAAAAGTATAAAGGATTAACTAAATGAGATGTAAGACTTGTGAATTATATGAATGTGTAGTAGAAGAATGTAATTGTGATTGTCACGAGGAGATAGATTATGAATGGAAAAAAGAAAGTACCAGTGAAGAAGAAGTCAACAGTTAACTCATCAGGTAATTATACTAAGCCTGGGTTACGTAAAAGCATATATAATAGAATACTCGCAGGAAATAAAGGCGGTAAGCCTGGGCAAATCTCTGCAAGAAAAATGCAGATGGTAGCTAAAGAATACAAAGCTAAAGGGGGCGGCTATAAATAATGAGTAAAACTAAACAACAAAAAAGTCTCACAGCGTGGGGTAAACAAAAATGGAGGACAAAAAGTGGCAAGCCTTCGATACAAGGTCCGAAAGCTACTGGTGAAAGGTACATGCCAGCTTCGGCTGTTAAGTCTCTTACAGCAGCAGAACACGCTGCAACCACTAGGGCAAAGAGAAAAGCTACAGCAAAAGGTAAACAGTTTGCAGCGAATACTCCAAAGGCTAAAAAGAAAATAACTAGAGCAAGGAAAGCATACACATGAGTAGATTAATAGAGACATTAAGACGACATGAAGGAGTTAAGAATACACTTTATAAATGTACTTCAGATAAATGGACAATAGGTGTAGGAAGAAATCTAGAAGATGTAGGCATATCAGAAGCTGAAATAGACTATTTATTAGAGAATGATATTACTAGAACAGAAGACTTATTAGATGATTATATGAGCTGGTGGAGAGATCTAGATAGTATAAGACAAGAAGCTATGGTTAACTTTGTTTTTAATGTAGGAATAGGTACAGCTCAAAAGTTTAAAAAGGCAATGGCTGCATTAGAAGAACAAGATTACAATACTGCTGCTGATGAAATGTTAGATTCAGCGTGGGCAAAACAAGTAGGTGATAGAGCTATAGAAGTCACTGAAATGATAAGGACTGGGGAGTATCAGGATTAGCATAAAAAACACCCTTTAAGGGGTAGTCCGTCATTAACTAAAGAGGTAAAATTATGCTAAGAAATAGAAACTACGAAGGTCCAACTATGACCATTTCTCAAGAAATAGATGAGATGAAATACAGACAGAAGGGAGAGTCCTTCAATGATAAGATACAAAGAATAGCTAGAACATTGTGTGATGGTGATGAACATAGATTTGTATTAGAAGATATTTTAGGTGAAATGAGATTTTTACCTGCAGGTAGAGTACAATCAGCAATAGGTTCTGAAAGGATTACTACTGCTTATAATTGTTTTGTATCTGGAGAAATAGAAGATAGTATGGATTCTATTATGGAAAGAGCAAAAGAAGCCGCTGAGACTATGAGAAAGGGAGGTGGCATTGGATACGATTTTAGTAAGCTTAGACCAAGGGGGGATCATATTAAGTCTCTCGATAGTAAGTCCTCTGGTCCTATTTCTTTTATGCAGGTGTTTGACTCGGTGTGTCAGACGATTGCTAGCTCTGGTCACAGGAGAGGAGCACAGATGGGTGTCTTACGTATTGACCACCCTGATATACTCGACTTTATTCGTGCTAAACGTAATAATGATAAGCTCACAGGGTTTAATATATCAGTCGGGATTACTGATGCCTTTATGGAAGCTCTGGACAGTGGTTCTGACTACGATCTTTACTTTAATGGTGAGCATCGTGGCAGTCTTTCAGCCCAAATGGTATGGGATGAAGTAATGTCTTCAACTTGGGATTGGGCAGAGCCTGGAGTTTTATTTATTGATAGAATTAAAGAAATGAATAATCTTTGGTACTGTGAAGAGATATACGCAACTAATCCTTGTGGTGAACAACCATTACCAGCTTATGGTGCTTGTTTATTAGGCTCATTTAATCTTACTAAATATCTTGAAAAAGAAAAAGATAAGTATGTATTTAATTTTAAACAATTTAAATCAGATATAAAGCCAGTTGTTCAAGCTATGGATAATGTTGTCGATAGAACTATTTATCCATTAAAAGCTCAAGAAGATGAAGCTAAAAATAAAAGACGTATGGGATTAGGTGTTACAGGCATGGCAAATGCTGGTGAAATGCTTGGTTATCCATATGCATCAAAAGAATTTATGGTATGGGCAGAAAAAATATTTGCATGCCTAAGAGATAACTGTTATAAAGCTTCGGCTGAATTAGCAAAAGATAAAGGTGCTTTTCCTTTATATAGAAAAGATTATTTAAAAAGCAATTATATTAGGTCATTACCAGCTTCCGTTCAAAGTCTCATAAGAGAGAATGGAATACGTAATAGCCATCTTACATCAATCGCACCTACAGGTACAATTAGTATTGTAGGTGATAACGTTAGTGGAGGAATTGAACCTGTTTACAGTCATAAATATGATAGAACTATACAAACATTTGATGGTCCAATCGTTGAAACCGTAGAAGACTATGCTTACTCACATGGAGTAGAGGGTCGCACTGCAGATAGTATTAGCGTAAATGATCATTTAAACGTATTATTATTAGCTCAACACTATATTGACAGTGCATGTTCAAAAACTTGTAACGTAAGTGGTGATGTAGACTATGATTCATTCAAACAAGTATATGTTAATGCATGGAAAGGTGGGGCGAAGGGGTGTACTACGTTCCGTATTGATGGAAAACGATTTGGAATCTTCAACGAAACCGTGGAAGAAGAAAAGAAGGTATCTAGCGAGGCTGAGGAAGTGGCTCAAGAAGAAGACAAGGTTGAAGCTTGCTTTATCGACCCAGCAACTGGCATTAAAGAGTGTGCTTAAAAAAGAACAAAAGGAGAAGTGAATGGCTGACGATTTAATTAATGTTACTGATGTAGCATCTAAAGGTGTTGTGTTTGACACTCCTCCTATAGCTCTTGCTCCTAATATATTTACAGATGCTAGAAATGTTAGGTTTAAGGATGGTGCTATTAGGAAGATGGAAGGTGAATTATTATTAAATAATATAACTGAAGATCTTGTACCAGCTAATGAAGAGTTTGGAAAAGTAAGATATTTCGCAGTATGGGAAAATCCTAATAAACAACCATTGGGTTGCTATTATATTTGGGTTGTTGATTATGTCGTTAGTGATGTAACAGTTGGTCAAAAAATTTATGTACAAGACCATACAGGCACTAAAAAAGATATAACACCTAGTGGTCTTAATAGTGGTAATGGATTTTCTTTTACATCTAGTGGTTGGCAACATACTTTATTTAGTGGTGGTTTTGCTTTTATTATTAATAATGGAATAGAAAAGCCACACTATATATTAGACACTCCTGGAAATACAAATATAAATAATATAGTATTAGCAGAACTCCCTGGATGGGATAGTTATCAGGTTGAACAAACAACATTTGATGATACATATGTTCAAGGAGCAACTACAGTATTTGATCTTGGTCAAAAAGTAGACTTTGCAAATAATCAAATTCATGTAACAGGGACTAATAATAAAATAGCACAAGCAGGATCACCTGCAGGCTCAGGTACAGTAAACGGAACTAACTTTGTCCCTGGAAATTTACCTTCAAGCACACCTACTGTAACTGGAAATCATTTTCAAATTTATACGGATACAGCAACTAATACTACAGTGATTGTTATTGGTGGATTATCTGTCGGAGATTCAGTAAAAGTTGTTATCGAATCTAGAAATATAGTTAATGTTAGATGTGGCATATTAGAATCTTTTGGAGATATTTTAGTTGCTGGTGATTTAACTGAATTAGACTCTACAAATAATGCAATTATAAGAAGATTGTCTGGTGTTGTTAGAACATCAGATGTGGCAGTGCCAGGGTCTGTTCCTAATAATTGGAATCCATTTGCTTCTGGTGTTAGTACTGCTGATGAATTCACATTATCTGAAACTAACGTTATTAAAGATATGAAATCATTACAAAGTAATATGTATATCTATAGTACAGATAGTATACATGTTATGAGATTAACAGGTAATATAAATGCACCTGTGTCCTTTAGTCCTGTAACTGATGAATATGGAATATTAACAACTGGTGGTGTTATTGAATATGACGGTAAACATTTTGTAATAGGAAGTAATGATATTTATGTATTTGCTGGAAATCCAGGAGATATACAATCTTTATCAGATCAAAGAGTAAGACAATATTTCTTTAATAACCTTAATCCTATACATGAACAGCAG